CCCGTTGGGTGATCTGGGCTCCTCTGGCCGCCACCTCCCGGTTCGTGCTGTGGCTCTTGTGCAAGGCATGGGAAAAGTATCGGGTTTGGAAGCAGCTTCGTGCGGCTCCCGTTGCTGCTCCCTACTATGTGCAGGGCCGATTGCAGTTTGATAGCACTGGTGCTTACGTCTCCGTTGACACGGTCAAGGGCGAGATGCGTGCTAGGGTGACCGACTCAGAGGCTTCGGGTGTTGCGCTTTTTGCCAAGACCCAAGCCCCGCTCAAGGAGTCCCCCATAGTCACGTCGTCTGTAGTCCGTTCCCCTGCTCCCTCCTCCCAGATCTTTTTCCGAGATTCTGCGGGACGGATACTGGGTTCGGGTGTGCGCGTCTTGGTCGGCAAAGGAGGTGTCAGAGGTGTTCTCACTGCAAGGCACGTTCTTAAAACTCTAAGCAGCGCCAATGAGCCAACAATCGGTTCGGGCAGTCGCGTGTTTCCACTTAAGCGTGAGTGGAAGGTGATTGCCCACGCTGATTCTCTGGACATGGTACTGCTTGGAGTGCCAGAATCGGTGTTGTCAGGTCTGGGTGTGACGCAAGCTAAGTGCGGGAGGTGTCCCGCACGGGGGTCTCCGATCAAGGTTTTCGGCGTTTATAACGGCGATGACGTGTTCACTACCGGTGTGATCGGAAAGACCCTGCGCATGCGTTTCACACACACGGCCTCAACACATGTCGGCTTCTCTGGCTCCCCAGTGTTCCACAACGGTCTCGTCATTGGCGTGCATACAACGGGATATGGCTCGTTCAATGCAGGCGTGGCGGTTGACTGGTTGTTCAAGTCGAACCTGGAATCTGACTCTTTGGAGACGGGTTTCCGGGAACGAGAACTGCTGGAGTGTGACGAGGAGACGAGGTTCTTTCGTGGCGGCAGGTCGCAGTACTTGACCTTGGCAGCCGCCGGCTATGACATTCAGGATGAGCCCCTTGACTCAACTATGAAGTTTATGGCCGAAAAGCGCGCCAAGGGAGAGTTCTGTTGGGACGAGGATGTCGATGAAGAGGATGACGAGAAGTGGTATCGAGATTTCGTGGCTCAGGGGGATTTCGGCAGGACTGAATCAGCACCGGCTTTAAAAGCCCGGGGCTTGGTCAGGGTGCCCGTTCAACTGACCGAGGAGTCTACCACTGGCTCGGCTCAAACCCCGGAACAACCCCAGGTGGAAGGCAAGGGTTTGGCTCAGGTTTCCTTAAAGTTGTCGGACACACTGAGGCTAAACCCGGCGCGGGGAGGTCGAAGCACCACCGAGTGCCCAAGTGGATTGAAGAAGCCATCCCACAACTCCGGGAGTGGGGGTGGCCAAACCAAGACCAGCAAGCAGTCGAGAGGAGCCTCGAAGCCCACGCGAGTGGATATAGGAAAGGTGTCGAGCCAAGTGCCGAAACCCAACGAGAAATTGTCGAAGTCCTCGCCGGTCTCTACCCCAGAGCCGGCGTCCCAAGGTGGCAGAGTTCCTGCCGATGTTCGGGCAGCGTTTCAGGCGTCGGGGGTCTTTCTTCGGAAGGGCCGGCGTCAGATAACAGCGGGAGAGTTCGCTTCGGTGGAAGCAGCCCTCCAGGAACCACTCCTAGGACGTGCGAGGAGTTTTGTCAAACCTGTTTCCAGCGCGCGATCAAGCAAACAGTGATGCTTCTTAAGGGAGATTCAACCCCGGGTGTGCCCTGGTGCACCCTGGGCTCCACGAACTCAGTCATAGCCGTCGATGAGGCCAAGAGTGAGTTGCTTGAGAATGCCGTGTTGCTTAGGTTGGTGGACATGTTGGAAGCGGGAGAGAACATTTTCGAGATGGGGGCTGAGGAGCTCGTGCGCAGGAATATTTGCTCTCCGATCAGACTCTTTATCAAGGACGAGCCCCACAAAGAGTCGAAGCGGGCGGCAGGTAAACTGCGCCTCATTTCGGGGATGGCAGTCGACGACCAGATTCTGGATCGTCTGATCTTTGGGTTGCAGAACAACTTTGAGATCGACTCGTGGTGGAGGATACCTTCGAAGCCTGGCTTGGGTTTGGACGATAGTGGTCTTCGGATCCTGTCGGCAAACTTTGAGGAGCTTTTGACGAGGGGTCCACTGCAAGGGACTGACGTCTCTGGGTGGGATTGGTCAGTGCAGCCATGGGAGATTGACGTGGATTGTCGCACTCGGATCCGCTTGGCGGGTGTTGAGAGAGGGCACATGTTGGAATTTCTCATGCGCGTGCGCCACCATTGCGCAGCTCGTAAGGTTTTCGTGTTGCCGGATGGCACCCTAGTCGCACAACAGTATCCTGGAGTTCAGCCGTCGGGTTGGTACTGCACGAGTTCGACCAACTCTAGGATGCGAATCGCCGCTAGATTGGCAGTGATGGGCCCGTGGGCTGATCGCGCTGCTGACATAGTTACGATGGGCGACGACGCCGTAGAAGGAGCCTTGGGTGAAGGAGCCCTGCGGCGTTATGAAGAATTGGGTCACATTGTGAAGGGAGCTTCCGTCTTTCACGAAGTGGCGGGCATTGAATTCTGTTCGCATGAGTTCATGTCTAGCGGGTTGGCCTTCCCCGCGAATCCAGTCAAGACACTGTACCGATTCTTCTCTCACCCCCCAACCTCCACCAGTTACTTGGACTGGTTTTCTCAGCTGCGCAACGACCTGCGTAATTTGCCGGAGGGTGACAACTATTTCCGAGTAGCGCTGGCCCATGCTGAGTGGGCAAAAGAAAATAATGGCGAAGAAGAACAATCGTCAAGCGCGTCGGCGCCGGGCTCGGGCCCGCGCCAACAATAGTTCACGCTACACGTCAGGTGATCCCCTACTCGCACCGGGCGGAGAGGTCCGCTCTTTCCACGTTTCCGGTGGAGTAGTCAAATCAAGCAAGTGGTTCCACATTGGTCCGAGCACGTTTGATTCTTTGAAGCGGGAGCTTGACGGTATAGCGGAATACAAGGTGCTTAATGCACGTTTCACGTGGGAACCACTAGTGGGACCCTTCGGTGATCATGGAGTAGTCGGTCTTGCGACGGCTCCAA